TCAACGTAGGTAGCGAAGTAAACTTCTGGGCATAATGCCAAGGATCAATCGTACCAGCTGAGGTAGACTTAAACAAACCTGTAATCTGAGAAGGTTTGTAGCGGTACTCTGCCCAACGTTCCTGGTATCCAAATACATCATCATCAGTTGAAGTACCAGTAACATATATTTCCTTGTTCAAAACGGCTTGCTCGCCTAAATGAGCAAATACTGGGAAATAAAAATCATAACGTGTCTCACGAGACCACATCTTAGGCAAACCTTGCTGATATGTTAAATCAGCACGAACGTTTACCAATCCAATTATGTATCCATGCTCTTGAGCATGATACGTAAAACCATGTCCACTAGCCAACGCAGTACCCATTGCAGCCAAGTTACCAAGCGGAGTAGCACCACCAGAAATAGAAGTAGCAGACGTCTGGGCAATCGGGTTAACGTTAACATATGTAGAACCTCCACCAATATACTCTGGACGTTGCAAACGATAATCTTGTGGAGTTACACCAAAATGAGCACGTAACAATTCTGTATAACGTGTACCACCTCGCGCGTCGCGCTCAAGCAACTTCTGAATCTGAAATGACTGGCGCAATTGATTGATTGTCGCAGCAGTAGCATCACTTAAATCAGCATACAAAGTGCCATTAGGATCTAACGCAATATTACCACCGTTAGAAGCACGATAAAGCTGAGCAGAAGAATCTTTACCAACGTTCTCAGTAGAACCAGTATATAAAGCACCAGTAGTCGCATTGCGAGCTAATGTAGCTTGACCATTATTCTGGTAAAGAATAGGAGCAGAAGTACCCAAAGGTAAACTTACTGAATCACCTTTCTGAGGCCAAGGTAGGGCACCTGTAAAATAATCCTTACGCTTACCACGACGTAGCAAAGTGTAATCTGAAACATCATCACCACTGTCACCAGTATTAACAACAACGGAATTTTGTAAATTTTCGTCTCTAAACCACTCGTTATAAACTAAATTATAAGCTCGTAACGGCAACGCATTATGCGTAACCGTATTGCTGCCAGTAATCTGGCCAGCAGTAGGAAGACCAAAATGGTCAAAAATAGAACCAACAGCGTATCCACCAGCACTTGACGTGATCTGTGGAACAACATAAGAAATAGAATCACTTGGGTTCGCTTGCTCACCCATAAACTTAACCCAATTAGTCCAAACTAATCGGTTAGGTACAAAAAAGAAAAATGTATCCAGATGCAAATTATCCATCACTGGAAACAATGGCGTAGCCAAACGGGCAAACATAGTTGCCTTAACATTGTGCATATCGCCTGGAAGGACTTCATCACAATAAATAGGAACTAAATAACCGCCATCAAACGTAGTTTTATGTGCGTATTGAGTATCAAAACTAGAACGCGGAATTTCCGCTTTAGGAACCATAGCAAAACTATGAGAACTTACTGACTTATTGCGATGCATATCAATCTCCCGAAGTATTCCGTACCACTCTTACGAGTGATACGGTTTAAAAAAACTTAATCTCGAATCTTAACCTGCTTACCCAAACAAATCTGTTTTGGAGAAGCCAATAAATCAAAGGCACCGGTATTATCATCAAATGTGCCTAAATAATATAAATCAAAATCGTCAGGATGTACATAAATTTGGTTATCTTCATTAGCACGATTAACCTCATCACTAAACTGACGAATAGCTACACCTTCAGTAGCAACATACGCTGGACGACCATAAGCGTCCGCAGCGCGGTCTTTAATAGAAACAATAACTAATTTCATAAAAACTCCTTTAAATCTTACGTTTTAAAAGCGATAACTTAGCCAAAGCGACTTTTTCCTTTACAGCCAAACGCTCTAAAGTGTTATCTTCAAAATGTGAGCGACCTTCTTGCTCACGAGCGAATTGTATATCATCAAAATGATCTGGGAACAATTCTTTAAATTTATTATCATAAAAGCGTGGTGGTCGGCACTTCTTGCCACGCACCACAACCGAGTCCGTGGTATACACATCGGACATGAACTTATCAAACCAAGCCTGACCAATGCCAGGCTTAAGAGACATCTTATTAAATTCAGGCTTACGCTGAATAATCTCACCAGTCTCTAAATCACAATACTGATAATGCGCTTCAGCATCAACCACTTCGTGGTTTTCATTAACGGTTTTACCGTTAATCTTCTTCATAATATATCGCGCAACATAAGCAGCAGACTCAAAGTTAACATCACCAATAGAGCTATAGCCATACGGCCAAAGCTCTTTAAGTATTTCTGACGTATATAAGATAGACCCAGTCTGCGTTCTTTGGAAAAACTTCTTATCTTGAAAATCAAGACCAAAGATACAAGCATGGAAATGAGGACGATCAAAAGACTCACCATATTCACCTGCCATATAGAAACGAATAGTCTTTCCAGTATAACGCTTTCTCAAGCGTTTCATAAAAAGCTGGAAATCCTCGTAATGTAAAGAATAATCTTTAGGACAATGCTCTGGAGCATATGTCAAAGTAATAAAACAATTACTAGTATGCATTTGTGCCTCATGCATACAACGAACGGCCCACTGACGTGACCGTTCAAGGCGACAACCAACACACTGACCACAAGGCAATGACAAAGTACGGACTACGTCCGCACCAGGTATCTCCCGCCAAATAATAGACCTGTCAGCGCATTGATAAGCCGTTAGCGGCTTATAACACGCCATAAATTACAGTCTAAAACCACCGCGTTGCGGTGAAGTACGCATATTAATGCTCTTGGTCTTGCTTACGCCACGACGAAACTTCTTAGCTGCGCCATGCTTGCTCATTGGTTTTCTATAAAGGCTCATAACATTGCACTCCGTAGTTAATAAATGTGGTTTTGGTGTCACCTAGCACAGTTACATCAAGTAGAGTAACTGTGCTGGAACCGTCTTACGACGATTCCTTAGGTGTTTCTACTGCAGAAACGATAGGTTCAACCACAGGTTTCCCATCAATAAGACCAATCTGAATCGCTTCATCGCGATTCTCTTCGTTTTGCAGGAATTGCAACAACGCATTAGGATCATGATCAAACTTAGCCCTAATCTTAGCTGGCAAAGCCATAAAAGCCGCATCAGAGGCTTTAATACGATTAAGGGCATCGTGGTAGTCAGACACACCACTAAAATCGCCATAAGATGGCTCTATTGGCGCTACTGGAAATGTACCAGTTACGCCAAAACGCTCAACTATAACGTTGATATCACATTCATCCTTCATGTGTTGTTGAGCCAAACTCGGGTCTTTACAAGTAAGACCAGACTCTTCCGAAGCAAGAGCCATATCGTAATTATACGGATTACGAACAAAAACTTTAGTCATTATTTAACTCCAAATTTAGATTTACCATAATTGTAAATATTACCTATAACATCATCAAGAGCAGATTTTGCTCTTAAACCAACATTGGTACCACGTGTTAAAACTTCATTAATATTACGAACAATTGGAGTATCAGTCTGCGGAGCTTTACCTTGACTGGTTAACTTCTCCAATGCAGTAGTCTGACCAGCTTGCGCAGTATTAGTATTAATTTGTGATCCTAATAATCCTAAATCATAATAAAAACGCGTAGGCATTTGCTCAACTTCAATAGCAGTTTTCTTAGCTTCCTCTGCAATCTTTCTTGCAGATTGAATATTAACTTGCTCTTGAGCTTTAGCAACATCTACTTGGGCCTTAATCAAATCGTTCTGGGACAAGCGATTTGAAGTCTCACCAAACTTAGGAGCTTCAATTGAAGCATTAGAAGATACAGGCGAGCTGCTTGCAGCAGCATTACCGCCTTTAGAATAAGCCAACATAGGAGAAAGACCAGCAGCGTTCAAGTCTTGAACAGCACGCTGGTACTGAGTAGCAGACTGTTCAGCATTAAAAGCTTGTGAACGTGATTGAGAATCGTATGTAGCATCACGATTCTTATCAGCGTTAAATAAGCTAACAGCAGAACTTAAAATATCACCAAACATACTAACGCCCTTCGGTTGTTTCCTGACTACTCCTTACGGAGCAGTCCAGGTATATAAACATTAAAAATGGTCGATCAAGCCAGGTACAGAGTACATCGGCATTGGACGAGCCATCTTACAATCAAAAAACGCGTCCATCAAAAACTGCTGACCGTTAGCCGCTGCACCAACTGCAGTCGTACGATCAATAGGTGGCGTTTCTTGAATAAACGTTGAATTCAACGTAGGTAGCGAAGTAAACTTCTGGGCATAATGCCAAGGATCAATCGTACCAGCTGAGGTAGACTTAAACAAACCTGTAATCTGAGAAGGTTTGTAGCGGTACTCTGCCCAACGTTCCTGGTA